GTCCCTCACGCCTTCGTGGACAAGCCGCCCGTTTCGGCAGAACGTCCTGAGCCGCTGCACCTTGTCGGCAACTCTCACCATGCAACCACGCCACGGCTCGATGCCGACGAACTCGGCACCTTGCCGAATGTTGGCGAGCGGATCGCTTTCGCTGCCGTAGTCCTGGCTTTTGCTCAGGTGCAGTGCCCGCAGTTCCTCAAGCAGCTCAAGAAACGGCAGCGAGCCTGGACGCTCCTGGTGGAAGGTCTTGCAGGCCAGCTGCTCTAAGGCTTCGTCGAGTTCTTCCTGCGTCATCCCTGCCCGGTGCAGGTGGTGGTCGTGAATGTCTTGCTGGTACGAATCCTCTTCCATCGGTGCCCTTTCGTTGGCTTGAACCGACAGCGTATTTCTACCGTCAAGCATCGCAGTCATCGTCTCTCGGAAAGTCGTGGAACGATGCGCGAATCTCTGTCTTGTCGAGGTTCCACCGCAGCAGCATCCACCATCCACCAAGCGGGCGACTGCTCATTCCCTTCTCGACGGCCCAGCCATCGGTCAGGCACTCTTGCTTGTAAGCCGCTGATCGCACGAGATGAATCGGGCGAATCCTCGGGATGCCGGTCGGCGAAAGACGCTGGCGGCTTGCCTCAATCAAAGTCCGCTGATGGACGTGCCCGGCATGGATAGCGTCTGCATCAACGTCCGCGAGGTATCGCGAGTAGTCAATCACGCCGCGAGTCACCGGCCCGCCGCCGCCGTAACCGTGGTGGTACCAGAGTCGGTAAAGTGCCAGCGTCTTCTTTGAACTCCGCGCCCGAAACATCACCCACCCGGAATATCCAGCATGGCGAACCTTTGAGCCACGCACCTGCAGCCGCTCTGTCAGCCGAGTGGTCAGGCACGTCTCCATCCGCTTGCGCACAGCAGTCTCGTGGTTGCCCGGCGTGATGAGTGCCATCTGCTCGCGGTACGGCTGGAGCCACTCGGCGCACTGGCTCACGATGTCGTCGTAATAGTTGGCACGCTGAAACTCGGGGCGAACGTCCCACTTTCCGTTTGAGCGAGGGTCGTACTTGCCACCCATTGCATCAAACACGTCACCGATGGACAGGACTGCGGCATTCACCTCCTTGGCACGCTCAAGGTCACGCCGCAATCTCTCGCGATCGCACTTGATCGAATCCCAGTGCCAATCGCTGGAGAGGAGTACCCATAGCCTGTTCTGAAAATCAATGCGGGTGACGCCGTGCGGAAGCGTTTGTGTAGTCCACGGATCGCTAGCGTTCCGCCTGCGAAACGTGGTGCTGTTGCGTGTCATCACTTCACCTCACGCCAGCCGAGGTTGTAGAGCACACGACGCTGCACCTTTGCCAACTCAGTCACGCTCTCCTCGGAGATCGTCGGCCCGAGCACGGCGTGGGCGATCTCGTGCAGGATTGTCTCGAGCTTGGGGCCGCCCTGCAGCCGATCATCAATCAGAATGCGTGGACGTTTCGCATCGCCGAAGAACGTCCAGCCATCGGCCTGACCAGTCAGCCTAGTGAAGCGGAGCAGCCACCGCTTGCCGTCAATCGTGACATGGTGATCTTCTGGCATCGCCTACTCATAGCAGGTGTGTCAACCAATGACCTTGCCCCATTTTCCGACAGGGCAACTCTGATCGGACCACGCAAGTTTGCTGAGATGCTTTGCGTCACGGGAGATTCCGCAGCCGCACTTGGTGCAGGACTTGCCGTCAAAGAACTCGCACACTTGACATATGTCAAACCTCCGAGCGATCTCCTCATCGGAGGCGCGAGGCATCCCGGCGGCGATGTGTTGCGCTGACGCGCTGGCAAAGTTCTTCATTCGCTCAAGAGCACCGGGCGGCAACTCCTGCGATCTTGGGTAGGCTTCGTGCATCGGATCAACCACTATGTGGTCGTCATTACGCTCCACGATACACGGCGTCACTTCTGCAAGCGTCTTGCCTCGCTGCCTGGCGCGTTCCTCAAGATGTTCAATCTTGCATCTGATCATGGGAGTGGGTTTCCGCAGCAGTTGTCTACAGGCGAATAGCAGCCCTGCACGCAGCATGGGCGAAGATTGAAGTCAAAGTTGAACTGAGTCCACTCGCCTATCTCTGGAGGCGGGTCGGTGTCTTGACCGAAGTCAACCAGCTGGCCAGTGTAAGGATCAAGCTCATACCAGTAATGATCGACATATGACCACTGCCATCCAGTCGCCAGTTCGTCAGAAAAGTAGATCCCGCCTGCGTCTATCTGCACAGACATCTCTGGAGGAGTAAAGGTCGGCCAATCGTCTACGCAAGACGGCTTTGCGGCATAGTCTTTAAAGCACGACCCATGCTCGTCTCCGCTATCTTTTCGTATTTCTTCGCATAACTGTTTTTTGATGACGATTTTCGATATGCCATCATATGTAGACAAATCTGGGCCACATTCCGCATCGCCCGCAAAAGCTGTCATATACCAACGCTCAAACCTCTTCTGAACGTGATAGCCATTGCCAGTTGTGCCGGTGATTGGATTCCACACCCCCTCACTGCACGGCATTGCAAAAATTGCAGACTTTTCCACAACAATATCGACGCTGCCTGAAATGGCGTATTGGCGCGGATAAGTGAAGCACTCATCGCCGCAGTTTTCTCCCAGCACGTCTTCTTCGCAACACATCCAGAAATCCGCAATAAAATCAAACAAACCAGAGTTATATGAAAGAGGCTTGCATTCCTCTCTGCATGGCGCGCCATAGGGAATATCAGAAACGTCTTGTTGTAAAAATGGAGGAGAGGAAAAACCCTCCGCGCTATGTATGCACTTAACATGAAGCGCACTAGGCCCAACATCGTTTAGCTTGAGCCATTGCATCATCGGAGTATCCGAACTCCAACACGGATGCGAGTCCAATGAGCCAAGGTTCGCGATATTGATCGCCGGAATGTCTGGAGTGCATCGCCACTTGATGCAATCGTAGTCTGCGCTGGCTCCGGCTGTTGATCCATATTCGCTTCGGCAGCACCACTCCTGATCGCCATCGCAGTCCCTCCTATTGAAAGACTGGCATGGCGTTGGCTCTGCGCATGGAGCATCAAAGTTGGAGTTTTCTCCCGACACGACCTCAAAAGAGCAGCCCTGCGCGCATGTTGAATACGGCAAGCCGCCGCAGCAGCACTTATTGCCAACGACAAGCCTGCCGCCCTTGTTGACCAGCTTGTTGTTTTTTGTAGATATGCTGGTCATGTCATGCGCACGCAGTTGCGCCAATCACAATGTTTGCCGTGGCGGTTCCTATCGTCGGAACAGGGATTGTCGTGAGCTTGAGCGAATCGGTTGTGAGCGTGGCGGCATAGACAACATTTGCAGAACCCTGCTGCCAGTTGATGAGCCGCCACGCGGTTCCCTCGCGGCCAACAATCACATTCCGAGAAGCAGCATGCGGAAGCGATATGAGATCGTTGTGTGCAACCGCCGTTCCTGATTTGTATTTGAAGGTGATTGTTTGGGTGGAGCCAGTTGCCCACACTCCAGAGAATGTCGCGGATGCGATGCCGCCGCTGTTTTTTGATGGGAATACCTTACGAAAAACAAGCGGCGACCCAGATGGTGCAGCATTCTCCGCAGCCCGCACAACACGTGCGATTCGCTGTGCGGATTCAAACGTAAACTGCACGGCGTCTTGAGGCTTTTTCGGCTGCATGATCAGGACGGTGGCAGTGGTGGTGCACCGAAAAGATTAGAGAAGTTCGCCCCTGGGTTGACTCGCCTATCAAGGATCGCCGGATAGCCCGTGAGCTGGATCGCTCCACCGGACAACGCCACAGGATTTGCACTGGCAACCCACTCGCTGTTCTCAAAATCAAACACCATCGCGCGACGCTTCTGCCCTCCTGCGATGTAGTTCCACCCAACATCAGGAAGCTTGAGAACCCATCCCGTCTGGCGATAAATCAACACGCATGTCGTTTCCCAGTAGGTGTATTTCACACGGTTGAAAAGCTCAGTCACCCACGTTGCGCTAACGCCAGCACATTTCCAGGTGTATTGCGCACCACCGAAATACTCGGCATCATTCAGGGAGTTTGTCGCAGCCATCTGGCTTGTTGGAAACGCGGCAAAGTTCTTTTTTGTGGTGGCCTGTACTACACGTTCCTCGGTCATTAGCCCCTCGAAATAGTCATACGCACTATTCGTGAGAGGCTTGACGGTTGCGTTTCCAGCGCCTTCGTAATACCACAAGGCAGGCACCTGCATCTGCTGTGGCTCGAATGACCATGACGCTGCACGGCTCATTGGTGCCAGCAGGTCATTCTCATCAAGCCCACCGTATTCAGCTGTCACCTCGACGTGGTACGGCGAATCACCATATCGCTCAGTGATGCCGATCTTCCGCAATTTCCACTCAGGAAGATCAGGGTGCGACGCTCCAAAGTCGGCCAAGTTTAACGCTGCAACGATGGCCGTCTCATTCGTCTCAAACCCTTCAAGCGTGTCGTCAGTCAGCACGACAGCAAACCTTCGCACGGCAACCTGAGTGCCACGCAGTTCTGATTCTAGAGTGCGACCGAGCTCTTGGTGCGATGCAATGCCCATGGATCACCCGAAGAATGTTGCGCCGGCGATGGCCACAGGCGGGCCGGCAAATCTGTTTGAAGTTTCAAGCGTCGATTGTGCGATCTGCTGCAGGTACTTTGTCTGCATCCTTGCCTGGATCAACGCGGGATCTTGCCCACTTGCGATCAGCCCAAGAACCAATGCTGCGCCTTCTGCGGTTCGCACATCGCTGACACTGATTTTCTGCTCGCCAAGCGTATTGAGCTTTTTGATTCGCTCCTCCTGGCGTGCGGCTTCCTTCTCTGCCGCAGCCTGGATGGCTTTTGCGTACTCTTCGTATTGCTTCTGCTGCTGCTCTTGGTACTTCTGAACAGCGTCGGCCTGCTGCTTTTGGTATTCCTCTTGGGCACGCTGCACGTCTTCCTGCTGCTTCTGGGCAGCGGCGACGGCATCTTCTTCTGCCTTCTGCTTGGCCTTGGCTACATCGTCAAGCCGCTTGAGTTCGTCATCGTACAGCTGCTTCTGGCGTTCAACCTCGCGATTGAATGCTTCCTCGTTGAGGATTCCGGCACTTGCCTGATCTTGGGCAGCCTTGATTCCTTCCTGCAGCTTGAGGGCAGCATCAAAACCAGCCTGCCCGAACTGCTGCGACTTGTCGATCAGGCCGCTGATGCTCTGGTCTACTTGATCGAATGCAGCCTGGAAGCCCTGATCGAAACCCTGCGACAGTGCTTGCTGGTCTTCTTCTAGCCTGGCCTCCAGCTGATCAAGCTCTGCCATTCTTGCAACGGCTGCATCAGCGTCAGCTTGGCTGCCTGCCGCTCGAGCCGCTGCCAGTTGCTCGCTCACCCTTGCCTGTTCACGCTGGACAACCAGCAGATCACTTTCGATCTTTGCAGCCTGGTCGTTTGTTTCCAGAAGCTGATCCAGTCGCTTCGCGTCAGACTCTGCTTGTGCCCGTGCGGCATCTGCTGCCTCTGTCCGCTTTTGCCGCTCTTGGTCAATCAGCTGATTGACACGGCCGGACGCCTCTTCAATCCTAGCGATTTCTTCTGCCGTCATGTTCATCGGATCGGCAACGTCGCGCACGGCCTGCTCGAAGTCTCGCATGCCGGCAGTGACCGCACTTTCCTGATCAACAATCCCATCAAAGAACCCGTCAAATCTTTCGCGAGTTTCTTCAATGTTTGTTTCGATCTGGAACTGAGGGCTTCGCTCTCGCTCAATCCTTGCTCGCATGCCCTCAATAAACAGGCCGGCTGCGCCGCCGCCAGCCGCCTGCTGTTCTTCGGGCGATCCAAATACTGCCTGCGAAGCACCTTCTGTGATTTCTCTGCCGGCCTCTTCCAGACGTGCAATGTTCTCGTTCATTCTGTCAGTCGCGTTCACAGCAAGATCGCGGCCGAACTGCTCGAGATCGCTTGAGAGATAGCTGCCAATGTTTTCGAGCACTTTCCCAAGCGCAACCGCAACCGCATTGCCAATGATGTTGAAGGTCGTGACGATCGCACTGAACGTGCCGACTAACGCTTTGAAAACGCCAGAGGCCATATCAAAACCAGCCGACACGCCAGAAAGCGTTTCGGAGATCCCGCTGAAACTGCTCATGAACTCATCGAAGATTCCAGCGAAGTAGGTGGCCCCCTCAAGCAGCACGTCTGTAATCGCATTGGCAATGCCCGTGCCGCCTTCGCCGGTTGTGCCGCTCCACTCCTCCACAAACTTGAGAAACTGATTCGTGACTTCCGTGACCGCAGGGGCAAGGTTCCCCATCACCTGGCCAATGATTCCGTTGACCGTGGCCAGCACGAGATCAAAGGCATCATTCATCTGCGTGACGTTATTCACTTGCGTCTCGCTGACGATGATCCCAAGCCGCTCGGCCCTTGCCTGGAGTTCCTCGATGCTTGCTGCGCCTTCCTTGAACAATGGCGCAAGCGCAGCACCCTGCTTCCCAAATATCTCCACGGCGGCAGCTGCCCTATCGGCCGCAGTTGGAAGTTGAGAGATTGCATCAGCAATCGCCGAGAACTGGTCTTCCGGCGAAAGCGCACGCAACTCGGTGACCGACAGGTTTATTCCCTTGAGCGACTTATCAAGGGCATCGCCCGGCGTTGCCTTTCCGATGTTTACGGCAAGTTTCTGCACAGCCCCCAGAAACTGTTCCGTATCAACACCGGCCAGCTTTGCCGCCAACGAATAGCCCTGAAGTGCTTCTACCTCAACACCAGTGCGCTGAGCGAAATCGTCGAGGGTATTCAGCGAAGCATTTACTGTCGTGGCAAACGACGTGACTTGGCTGCCAATGTCGCGGAATACGCTGCCGATCGTCCGCAGACCGTCCAGCAGCAGGCGTCCGATCTCAACCTTTGCAATCAGACTGACGTTTTTAGCCAGCTTTTCCGTTTCTTTGTCGGCCTTCTTTGTTGAGTCCGCAGCACGGTCTAGGTCTGTCTTCGCCTTCTCCATCGCCCGGTTGTAGGTTTCTTGCGAAATCCTGCCGGCCTTGAGCTGATCATCGAGTTCATCTACAGCGTCGGCGTATTTTTCCTGCGGGCTGATGTTGGCCTTCGTGATGTCGGCCGCCCGCTTGAAGGCTGCGGCCTCCTTGTTGATCGTCTCGGTCAGCGCGGCTGCGTTTTGCAGCTGCACTCGCTGTGCTTCTTCATTGGCACCACTGAACTCAGCGCGAGCGCGTGCTGCCGTCTCTTCAGAGATAGCACCCTCTTGCAAAAGCCGTGCGACTTCGTCCAGCTGCTTGGCTCTGCGCTCTTCGACCGTCGCAAACTGCTCGGTTATTTTTTGCCCCTGCTTTAGCAGTTCAAGGCGATTACGCTCAGCCTCAAGGGCATTTTTCTGCGATTCGCTTCCATCGAACACTGCCCTAGAGTATGTGCCTTCGGAGATGGCACCGATCTGCAGAAGCCTGTCAAGCTCCGCAACGATATCCGCGCGTCGCTGTTCTTCAGTTGCATACTTACTCGTCACCTCCAATCCACGAGCGAATGACGCGGCAGTTGCTCTGCTTGACGCCTCAAGCTTGGCATATTCCTCGGCATACTGCTGCGCAGTCAACTGGCCAGTTTTCATCGCGCTGTTTAGAAACGCGAAATCAGTTGCGGCTTGACGCTGAGCAGCCGCTGCGGAAGCACTTCCTGCGGCAAACTGATCAAAAACCTTGGTCACCTTGTCGGCTTCGGTGGCCAACTTCTCGAGAGCACGCTCTGCCGGCGTCAGGTTCTTCACCACACCCGAGGCGTCGGCGTTCACCTTCAATGCTAGGGAAAGAATGTTGGCCATGGCTTACTCGCTCGGAAACGCCAGAAGCTTCTGGAGTTCAGATTTCATCTGGTTGACGTGCTGCGGTGCTTTCTCGATTGGATTGAAATCACTGGCAGATGGTGTGTTTCCCTTGGTGGAATACGGAGCGAGCACGGCACTTGTCAGCAGTCCTGTCTGCAGCCACGGATCAGGCAGAGCGTGAAAATGTCGCGTGAACGCGATCCATTCGGATAGCTCCTGTGAATCCATGCGGCGGGACAGTTCCCGCACCGTCATTCCCAAGTGCCCGGCCAGGCGAAAGATAAATCGTCGCGTTGGCCGGGCACTCAGTTTTTTGCCAGTTCCTCCACGTCGGTTTCGGTCATGTTGTTGTGCTTCATCGCCTTGTCGAAAAGCTTTGAGACGATGGCCGCAGACTTCTTTGAAAGCTGCTCGATGCCAGCCTCGTCAAAGAGCCTGTCGCCGTTTTCTGGATGACACAGGCAGCGGGCAAGGTACTTCGTTCGGAAGTTGTCGATCCCTCGCTCCTTGTTTCCGATCCATTCCTTTTCGTAGGAATCACGCTCCTCAACCGTCATCACTCGGATGCCAAGCACCAGAGGCTTGCCATCTGCACCCTTCCATTCCTTGACCGTCACCTTGAGGATCGGAAGATCGTCGGCCGCAAGAATCTGGGCAGCAAGTTCTTGAACTGTCAGCGTCATGGGTTCTCCTATGTCTGGACTCGAAACGAGGCGGTGTACTTCGCCACGTCGTTGACGACGCCGTTGATCTTCAGCGTCTCACAGACACACTTTGCGGTGTATGTCAAACCACCGCCCGAGATAGCCAGGTCGCCGCGCTTGCCGTACAGAGAGCTGCTGATGTTGGTTGTGGAAAGGCACTTGATCTCTACAGTGCCACCGTCAACAAAAAACGGGACACTGCGGCCAAGCGGCATTGAGCCGCCGTGAGTCACGGCTATCTCCTGCACTTCGCCAAAACTGACGCCGCGAAAAGATGCCGTCACGCCGGCTGCATAGGTAGCCATGACGGGCCTCCGTCAGGACTAGCTGCGCTCGATGCGGATCGTCGCCTGGCCTCGGATGGCGTCCTGAGTGGCAAGCGTCAGCGTAGAGCTCTGGACGGTGCCAACTCGAGACAGCAGGGAAGAACCGCCGATGGAGATCGACAGCGTGCCAGTTTCCTTGTCGGCAATCAGTGTCTTGCCGATGTAGTCGAACTGGACAGACTGCCCGGTATCGCCACTGGACGCACCGGCAAGCGGAAGGGCCAAGGTCTTCGCCGTTTCGCCGGCCGTCTGCCCGAGGTGCGAGACGTTGATCTTGTCATCGGTGGCGGTCGGATCGGTCATGCTCACCACCACGTTGGTGATGGTGTAGTTCGTGGACCTCCACGAGAGAACTGTGCCCGATCCATCGTGCGGCGTTTCAAAGGCCATCACTAAATCTCCTGCCAGAGGATTGAATACGTTTGGCTGACTTGGTAGACGGGCGGAAGGTCGCCGCCAGCAAGCTGGACGAATCCATCGCTTTCGGTGTCAAGGCTGACATTCCGAACGCCCACATATTCTGAGTTTTCGACTCCCCACCCATCCAGAACATCACGCACCCGGTCAGCAATATCCCTGACGCCCTCATACGTCGTGGCGTAGATGTCCAGGGCCAGCTGCACGGTGGTGATGCCAGTCGGCCCGCCCAGTGACTGCTGCCGCAAGACTGAGACTCGACGCCAGGTGGCGAAGGGCAAGTCCGCAGATTGCGGAGCAAGCACCGGCCAGACACGCTGCCCGAGGACGTTGGCTACCAGCGGGTCGGCCATGATGGCCCTCGCCACAGCCTGCTCTGGAGATTTCAGCACGTCTAGCCTCCCGCCTGAATGGTGGCACCAGTGACGCTGCCGGTGCTGGTGTAGGAGAGTTTTTGTATGGCCGCCTCAAGAGACAGGCCAATCTCTCTGGAAAGGATCTGGCCAACCTGGCCCCGCGTCTGATTCCATGCCGTCTGCACAGGCGGGCGGCCAGTCCAGCCACCGATCGGCATGGCAGGGATTCTGATGGGAACCTTGGACTTCTTGAAGAAAGCTCGAGGGTAGGCGGGATCAGTCGAAAACGATTTCCCGTCAGGGGACTTCACAACCTTGAACGGGCCAAGCCTTTCAAACGATGAAGCGATGTAGGCGTTCTGCCCAGAGACTTGGTGGGCACGCACCGTGACAGACTTGCCAGACCTGACTACTCGCGTGTGCGATTTCCGCTGGTAGGGCTTGTTTGAGAACGTGGCCACGTAGCGATCCTGAGTGCCAAACTCAAGCCACCACTGATGAAATCCACGGTCAGGCCCGGCTCGCACGCTGCCGCCGGAAGCGGACTGCGCACCGCCTTTGCCTGCGCGGTTGTAGCCAACGAGGCCCACGGCGTTGCCATCTTTCGGGTACTTCACAACCTTGTGATTCACGGCTCTCCGAAGATTGCCGGTCGGGCCTTCTGGCGTCACTTCCCTCAGCCGTAGGAACACAGGCCAGATCGCCTTTTCCAAGGCTTCGCCCAAAATGTCGGAAAGCCCCTTGTTGTCAAAGAGCTTCCCGAGCGAGGCTTTCATCTGACGCAACTCGTCGGCATCAAGCGAAAGGTTGATTTTGCCAACGGCCATCAGGCAGCCTCCTGGCAGATCAGCTCGTGCTCGCTGCGGCTTTCGTGCTCAAGCAGGCTGACGATCTCCAGCGTGCGGCCACGCCATGAGATCCGCATGGCCTGCGTCAGGCCAGATAGATACCGCATGCGGACTCGGTGCGTCACGTCCGTCTGCTGCTGGCCATAAAGCAAGGACTCGCGAGAACCAACGCCCTCAACGCTCGCCCAGCGTTCCGCAAACGTGCTCCACGAAAGCACGGTTTCACCGAAGGCATTCCGGCTTTCCGTTGCCTGCTGAACGGTTACGCGCTCTCGGAGTTCACCAGGGCGAATCATATCGGATAGCCAATAATCACGATGGAATACGTTCCCGTCCCCGTTCCTGCACCAATCGTGAGAGGCTGTGCCTCGCTGCAGTCGCTGGAAGCAACGCGGCCACTCGCTGAAATCACCGAAAAACTGTCGCCACCAAGCGTGCGGCCATATCCGCCGCTCCACTGAAATAGCAGCCGACTGACTGTCTCAAAGGTCAGCGTATTGCCTGCGGCATCCTTAAAACCAGAGTTGAAATCAATGGATGCAGTCTGGCCGTCTGCAAGCGTGCCAGACGTGAACGCAGCGATGTATTCCGAGCCGATTGATTCGGACTTGGCAAGGCTGATGATCCGCACGTCGGTTGTCCCTGCCGTGTCGTGAATCAGCGCATCAACGGTGATCCGGCCTTCAATCGTCATGCGTAGCCTCCCCATTTCTGCGTTGACAGCAGGGACTCCACCGCAAACTCCAGCTGCTTGCTAATGCTGCCAACAAGCACTGCGCCACGGTTTTCGTACCAGAAGCCAATGAGCATCAGCATGGCGTGGCGGATTGACGCCGGCACGCTGGAGCCGCTTGAACCGTAGCCGGCCCACCACGTCACAGCGACTGCGTTTGCGTCATTTACATGCGGAGGCCATTGACTGTTGTAGAGCGGCCGCACGACGCCAGGAGTAGAGTTACGATCTACCCTGTATACAGAAGAGCTGAGCACGGCAGTCACACTCCCACTGTAGGCGTATGTCATCGTGACGCTCGTGGCCGTTCCGCTGGAAACCATTGGCGGCCGTGGAAGCTCAATATCCCCAATCGGGAAAGAATCAAGCCGCATCACCCACTGGGTATTGACCAGCGTGCGGTCTAGGTATGCCTCAACCCACTCGCGGGCTGCCGTGATGAGCGTGCCGATGTAGGCGTCATCGTCGGAGATATCGACTCTCAGGTGAGCCTTCGCCTCGGCTACCGTGACAGGTTCAACCGCCGGGCCGCTCGATCTCGTCAGGCTTCGGTATCGCACGGCGTCCTCGTCTCCTCGGCGTTGCGTCTGCTGTTTCCGCCAGCCGGTCAATGGCAGCCGTCTCGATGATGCTTCCGCGATCGTCCTCAACGGCAACCCTGCGGGCGATCAGCTCCGTTGCCAGCCCGCCTGGAATATCTGCTGACTGCCCTGGCCGGAAGTTTCTCCATGCTCGGGCAAACACTAGTTTCCTCATCCGGGCACACTCCATGCAGTTTCGGGGCGTTTTCCACCGTTTGTGAAATCGGTGGCGTACTGAAAAACCGGCTTGCCGAGATCACGGCTCGGCCATGTCACGACGTATTCACCGTGCCCAAGCACCACGCGAGGCGTGATGTAGACACGATTGCCGGCGGCCTTGAACTGCCGCCAAAACCATATGTCATCATCGCACCGGCCGGCACCGTCGCTGTATTCACCAGACTCGTTGGGCTTGCCAAAAAACCAAGGCTTGGCCGTTCTCTTGAGTGCAGCCGTTGAGATCACCGTGCATCCAAAGTGGGCGGTGTCTACCTCCTGCACTGGCTCGCCAAACCACTCCCTCGGCACCTGCGTCTGTCCTTCAGGCGGCGGATCGTCCAGTGTCCCCAGCAGCGTCATCATCGGCCTGCCGTCCTCTCGCTTCACCTGAAGCCCCGTGATGGCATCGCACTGGAAAGCCATGGCCATCGCCATAAGGCTCTCAATATCCTCGCGGGTGAAAAACGTGTCGTAGTCGATGGTCAGGATGTATTCACACTTGTCGATCCATTGCTCCATCGTCCGCTGGAGAACCTGCCCCCAGAACGCACCAGTGCCCATTGTGGGCCTGATTCCGAGTGGCATGAGTGCCTGAGCCCACCCATAGAAGTTGCTCATGAAGCCGAGCCGTGGAACGCTCATGACGGCTTCCACACGGACATCTACGGTCGTTTCACCAACCTTGACGATCATAGACCCTCAATACAAAAGCGGGCCGCCCCGAATGGAGCGGCCCGCCTAGGTTGTCATCGGTGTCAAGCCGTCAGGCTCACGCACCAACGAGGGCGATCATCGGGCCGGCGACGGTGTCGCTGCCGAGGGTGTGGTTCGAGATGCCCACCCGAGCGATGGCACGGATCACCGTCTGGTCGCTCAGGAAGTTCACCTGATCCGAGCTCGCCAGTTCGATGCCGGCACGAGTGCCGTAAATCGAGGAGTTGGCGAGGTTGCCGTACATGCACATCACGACGCCGGTCGAGTCCGTTCCGCTCGGCAGCTGGTCGGTGAGAACCACCGGGCTTCCGAGGAACGTCAGGCCCATGCCAGCCGACAGGCCAACCGATCCGCCCTGGGCGAGATCGAGAGCCTGCATGCAGGTGGCGAAGAAGTACGGCGAGCAGTACCACTTGGCACCCTGACGGGAGTGCTGCGGAAGCTTCGCCATCATCGCCAGCAGGTTGGCCTTGGTCACCTCGTCGGGCGTGTCGCCGGACGCCGTCACGAGCGAAGCGGCGTAGGTGGCCGCCGAACCCGCAAGGATGCCGCCCGTGTACGTGGTGGCGATGCCAGCCACGGAAGGAGCGTTTGACGGGTTGCCGTTCCAGGCAACCGTCTCGACGGCGTTGCTGATCGCCAGGGCGAGCTCGGCAGCGATCCAGTCGCTGATCGAGATCACGGAGTCCATCAGCAGTTCGCTCGAAACCGTCACGGCACCGGCCACCTTCTTCGCCGTCACAGTCACCTGCGTGGCAGTCGGGTCAGCCGGCGTGATCGCCGAGTTTTCCGAGATCCAGCTGCCCGAGAGGCCAGCGGTGCGCTTCGGGAAAAGCACCACATCGCTCGGCATCTGGAGGCTCGTCGCGTTCTGTGCGAAAGCCGAATACTGATCCACGAGGTTCAGCACGGTGCTGGAAAGAACGTCGGGCACCGTGTAGCTGCCCGAGCCCGAGGCACCACCGAGAGCACGCACCTCCACGCCGTGGTCATTGCACCACTGGCGGGCCTCGGCATCGCCGCCCTTGGCCTTGAACCACATGCCGACGCGGTAGGCGTCATCGGCCGTCTTGAACGCACGCAGGCGGCCCGAGTAGGGCACAGCCTCAATGCGAACCGCACTGCGCTCCTCAACCACTTCAGGAGCCGGCGTGCAGCGATCGTTGACCGCCCGCAGGTTCTTGGCCGAGTCGGCCACGCCACGCTCAAACTCGATCTTTTTTGCAAGCTTCTCGGCCTGGCCGGTGAGCGTCTCGAGCTCCAGGTCACGCTCGGCGATCTTGTCTTGATCGTCCGATTCCATGGCTCGCACCGCGTCAATGCGATCGGCCAGCTTGGCGGCTTCGTCCTGAAGCTTCTTGAGGTTGTCCACGTTGTATGTCTCCTGCGGCGGTATTGCCGTGAGAGACATGGTGCCTTTAGCGTGCGGCCCTCTTGCAGAAGCGGACTTCGGATTGTGTTGTTTTTACAAACACCACACCAGACGCTCCGCACCGAGGGCATCGCATGTACCGCTGCCGTTCATCACCGCACCGGCGGCTCGAGCGAGTTCGCAACCGCTCGCCGCATGTGCATCTAGCATCGGCCATTTCGGAGCCTCAGTGTTGCTGCAATGGCACCATCCACGGCAAGCGATCGCCGCCGTGACTCGGCCACCGGCTTCTCCTCAACCTGACTCGCCATCCACGCTTCATAGGATCGCTGGGCAACGCTGACGCTGCTGGCTGGGTAGGCCGGCGTCAGCACAACACTCACGTCAGCCAAGAGCGAAACGTCACGGATTTCACGCACCGGCCCCTCGTCATCGCTCGTCCACCGCTCGCCCTTGGCATCGACTGCAAACGCAAACGAAGAGCCCTTGAGATCACGACGCCGAACCAGCTCGAGCGTGTCACGGCCCACCTGCGTATCGGGAGGAGTGACCACATACCGCAGTCCCTTTTCGTCAGTGGTGAGCTCCAGCGTGCCGCTCGAGGTGCGGCCGAGGATCAGGTCACTGTTGTGATTCAGCAGTGCCACGACATCCTGCCGCCCTCGTTGACGAGAAAGAATCTTGTCGAATGCACCCGGCAGAATGATTTCACGGAAGGCCGATCCGCCTTCCCGAAGAGGCAGGCTGTGGCGGTTGTAGACCGCAGCGTATCCCACCAGAACCTGCGTGCCGTTGGCACGGGTTTCGATGGTGAGCTCGGCTTCCGGAACATCGTCAAACGCTAGGCAGCGGCGTTCAAGTTCCATTTGCGGGAACCTCCTGGGCGGTAGTCGTGTCTTCGCTGTTGTCGGCTGGCGTGCCGTCCATCGGCTCCTGCGTGGCATCTGGCAAAACCTGCGGCGCAGGCTCGCCAGCCTTCTCCAGTGTGGTCATGTTCAGCTGAATGAAATGCTGGTCGCCTTCTGGCCCAATCGGGTTCAGGTTCTCAAGCTCCCTGATCTCGTTGACGGTCATCCAGCCGTTCTGCAGTGCAGACACGAAATAGGAAGCACGGCTAGCATGATCGCCGCGCAGCAGGCCAGTCAGAACGTGCTCCGCGAAGTAGGTGTCATCCTCCGTGATCAAGTCACGGCTGATGGCACTCTCCCACCGCCGGCAGTGCGGAAGCAGGCAGTGCTGCACAAACTCCACGCCCTGAACTTCGATGTTGTTGAACGTCGAACGCTCCAGCGATTGCAGCAGATGCAACGGAACCCGCATGGCACGGGCGCACTCCTCAATCTGGAATCGGCGTGTTTCCAGATACTGGGCAGCCTCGTTTGATCCGCTGAGCTCGTGAGCCTTCACACCGTTGGGCAGGATGGCAGTGCGAAACGCCCTGTCTGCGCCTCGGTGCATTCGCTCCCACTGCTCACGCAGCCGCTCGGCAGCGTCGGCCGGAATCGGGTTTTCGCTTTCAAGCACGACGCCAGGGCGAGCACCGTTGCCAAAGTAGCTCGAGCCGTGCGACTCAAGAGCCTGCGCAAGCCCAATCGCGTTTCGGCTCAGGCTTGCTGGCTGAAGCCCATTGATGCCGTCCGTGGTCAGCCACCGCAGGTGAAAGATCTGATCCTGCGAGTACATCGTCTGCCGGCCGCTCGGCTCACGGTACCGATACCGCAGCGAGCCGTTTTCTAGACGCTCCACTTCCATCCGGCTTGGATGGAGTGGCCACAGTTCACTGACGGCTCCGCTGGCACCTGGCCGGATTTCAGCGAAGGATTGCCCGTACATCAGGTAGAGGGCCGTCATCTGTTCTCGGAACTCCATGGCCGTCTGCCATGGATTGGGCTGACGATGCAGAAGCCGATAGAGAGGCTGGTCGGATGCCTTCTCTTTGCCGCCGTCTGCGAGCCGCCGGAACAGATGCAGCGGCAGGCTTGCGACAGTTTCCGAGATCACCCGAATGCAGGCCAGGAATGCCGAGCACTGCAGGGCAGTCTCAGGCGTCACTCTGACTCCTGACGGCGTGCGATTGCCGGCAACCTCGTTCCAGTCAACGCTGCGAAGCTCGTGCATCCGAAAGTCTGCCAGTTCGCTCATATGCTGATGATGTCCCAGTTTTGCGGTGCTGGCGGTGCCGTTGCCGTCGCGTGAATGCCGATTGCCATCGTGAGCGAAACGATCCCGTCAATGCGTTCGGTGCTGCGTGATTTGCTGGGCTTGATGTTTCCGGCTGGATCGCCCTGAATCGCCACGTTGCCTGCCTGCCAGGTCAGCACCGGATGGCCACCGTGGAGGAGTTTTCCGCCAACCACCATGGCTTCAAGTTGCTTGGCTGGGCTGCTCATGCTGCCGTAGCCTTGCCCAAAACCTACGACATCTAGGCCGTCTCCTTGCAGTTGCGTCGAAAGCTGCGTCGAGTTCCAGCGATCAATCGCGATCTGCCGAATCCGGTACTTCTTGGCCAGCTCGTTGATGCCAGCCCGCACTAGATCAAAATCAGTGACGTTGCCAGGAGTCATGTGCAGGTGCCCCTGGCGATGCCACGTCAAGTAAGGCACCTTGTCGCGACGTTCCCGCTGGTGAGCGTTTTCGTCTGGTATCCAGAAGTGCGGCTCTACCCAGTAGGTGCCATCGTCTAGGGGAAACAGCAGGACAAACGCCGTGGTGTCGAATGTGGTTGCCAAGTCCAGGCCAGCCCAACACTCGCGGCCGGTGAGATCCACAGGGCAGGGACTGTTGCCCTGAGCCCAATGATCCATCCGCAACCACCGCTGATCCTGCTCTGTCCACTGGTTGAGGTACAGCTGCCGAAAGGTGTTTTCGTATGCCGGCATCTCAACCGCTCGAGCACACTCGCTGCGGAGAAACTCAGTCCGCACGGAAACGCCTAGGTTTGGGTTGGCCTTCGCCCATGTGGCTTCCAGCTTCCAATCATCCGAAGGATCTGCCGCCCAGATCATCGGCAGAAACGTATCGTCTTTGACTGCTCCAGTCGCCACCGATTCGGCGTATTTCCAAACCTCCCAGCAGACGCTCTTTCGGTCATACCCTGCCGTGGTCAGGGCAACCGTCAGCGGGTTGCGGCGTGCCCCCTGGCCCGAGAGCATGACCTCCCACATCTCGCGGTTACTGACGTGCAGCTCGTCAAAAACCACAGCGTGAGGCGATAGCCCGTGCTGCAATCCAGCCTCGGCGGAAAGGCTTTTATAGGTAGCGTGCGTGGACTCTCGCACTATGGCATTGCGATACACCTTCAGCTGTGCCGACAGCGTTGGCGACTGCTCTACCGCAATCTTCGCGGTATCAAAAACCAAACGTGCCTGATCTCTTGATGCAGCACACGAATAGACTTCGGCACCAGGCTCCGGCTCGAGCAGGCACCGCAAAGCTATTCCTGCGGCTAGCGTGCTCTTGCCATTTTTGCGAGGCAACGCCAGCAGGCTTGTGCGAACCTTTCGCTTGCCGTTCTCTTCGGCGAACAACGCGCGAACGTAGTTCTTCTGCCACGGCTGCAGCAGAAAAGGCTTGCCGCCCAGCTCGCCTTTCGCGTGCGTCAGGTGCTTCTCAAAGAACCTGACGGCGAGACACGACGGGCAGACGCCGCATTGCTTTTCATCCGAACATGCGCCGATCTTCGTCGTCTTCTTGCGGGCCATTCTCAACTGCCGAGACTCGGGCCAACGCTGAAGCCGTCAGGCCAAACTCTGCCGCAAACTTCAGCATTTGATTGCGGGCATCACGCTTGCGGTTCCAGGCGGGGTGATTGCTCACCCTACCTTTATCGTCAACGAATGTGGCTCCGTTGGCCTTGAGTTCACGATCGGCTTCGATCATGTCCGCCAGGGAATCGCAGTAGGCCGCCAGAGTCTGCTGGTGCCTTGGGCTCATCACCTTGGATGCCTCAAGCATTGGAACGATCCGATCCCACTCCTCGCTCGCAAGTTCCGAGAGCCAATGAGGGGCCGGCGGAATGCCAGGATCAGCATCAATGCCAGTCTTGTGCGGCCCCCTAACGCGAGCCCCACGGAGCTTCAGCAGCGGTTTAGGTGTCGGCTTGCGTCCTCTACCCATTTCCAAACTCCCATTTTCGGCCCCGCGTACGGCGTCT